ATTCAATTACTTTTTTTCGATTTTCGGTTTCGTTTACTGAATCGAATAATTTTACATTTGAATATCCAGCATCGATAAAAGAATTATAAGCAATTAGATTTGTTTTTGCTGAACTGCAAAAGTAGGAAAGACTTTTTTAATGACTTTGATTAATGAAGCAATATTACACAAAGGCGAATTTCAAGGTGTGCTTTCTAGCTACTTACCAAAAGGAAAGGATAAAATAATATACATCGATACCGAGCAAAGCAAATACCATATTTCATTAATTTTGCAACGTATAAAAGCCGTTATAAGTGAAGAAAAATTAGAAAACGTATTGATGTTTAATTTTGATGCGTTGAGCACGGAAAAGCGAAAAAACGCTACTGAAACGTTGCTTTACGAGATGAACGACATTGGTGTTTGTATAATCGATGGTATAGCGGATTTGGTTTATGATACTAATGATATTCGAGAATCTGCAAATATGGTTGATGATTTACGAAAATGGGCGACTGAAAGGGATATTCACATAATAAACGTGTTGCACCAAAACCCGTCACAAAGCGAAAAGATGCGTGGACATTTAGGAACTATTTTGACAAATAAAAGCGAAACTGTAATTCAAATATCCAGTAGTAAGGAAAATGAAAGCGTAAAGCTTGTGGAAACATTAGCGACCAGAAACAAAAAACCTGACAATTGGAGTTTTGAAATAATCGAAGGCAACCCAGTAATCCAATCAGAATGCTACCAAGAACCAAAAGCAGGGGCAAAAGCTAAAAAGGTATTGAAAGATTATGAGAAGTATAGTATTTTAAATGAGATTTTCGTAGGTATGTATCAATCAATTGGTATAGGATACACCGTTTTGACTGAAAAAATAAAAGAAATCCATACGGAAAAACACGGAACAATCGGAGTAAATGCTTTGAAAGAATTAGTAAGTTATTGCCGTGAAATGAACTGGATAGTTCAAGACAAACCAAAGTCAAATTACTTCTTGCACCCGTTTTAAAAGTAAGAAAAAACAACAAAGTTTGGTTTATGGTTTAGAATCAAAAATAATTATTAAACCATTATTTATTAACATTTGATGTAAGAAAATTATCGTTGGTTTAATGGTTTAATTATTGAATTGTAATTATTAAACCAACATTCAATAAGAATACAATAACAGAAATGTTAAAATTATGAAAGGAACGCAAAGAAATCGATTTTTAAACCATCAAATGTGTAAATGCGTGATGGTTTACGCACCCCTATATAATAGGGTGCGTTAAACTAAACCATTGAATCCGATCACAACCCCAACAAAACATTAATCACTTAAAAATAAAATTATGAAAGCAGAAATTAAGCAAAATGGTAACTTAATAATTACTCCAGAAAACGAAATAGAAAACTACGCGCTCGATAAATGGTGGGAAGGATTTAATGCAAAACAAAAAGAAACTATTACGGTTAATCTTTTTGTTGTAGATTATTCAGAACCTTGTAAAGCTGTAAAACCATGAAACTAAAAAAAGCAATAAAGATATTGAAGCGACACAATGAATGGCATAGAGGTGCGGAAATTGTTTTGCAACTACACGTCTGTTGCGTAAAAACACAAAACCATCTTTCGGTTTAACACGGAACTTTAATGCACAAAACAAACATTAAATTAATAACAAAGTAGCAATAGCGTGTAATTGCTGTTATAAGCTGTGTTTTCAGCATACTAATTATGATACATATAAACGATTACGAAATTACCTATATGGGTAGAAAATGCACAATAGGAGATTATGTAAAATACCATAAAGATTTAAGTAAATGTAAAGAACTTGAAAAAATTGGAGCTTTAGTTTATATTAATTCTATTGTAAAAAATATTGATATTCCTAAAAAAGAATTTTTATTTGATGTGATATTAGAATACTTACGATTTAATATGGACGAATGTAATCATCTTGCAATAAAAGTTATTACGGATAAAAAAATAAAAGAAGTTCCTGACTATTTAAAGCAATTATTTGAAAGTAAAAACGAAGATGAAAAGTATGATTTATTCGTTAGATTTCTTTCTGATTGCAGTGTTTCTTAACATAGCTTATATCGAACAAACAACACCAGTATTGCTAGGAAAAGCAATCGATAAAATAATTAAAAAACTAACAAAATGAAACTAACAGGGAAATGCCTCGATGTATTTGGGGATAGATATTTTGAATACGAAAATTTACCAGAATCCTGCCAAAACGCCCTTATAATCGATTTCTTTGATTCGGTGGGAATTTATGTAACAATATTACCGTGCATTGACGAAACTTTTGATTCTTATGTCACGATTAAAGAAAAAAGAATAGAAGCTTGTCAATTCCAAGAAAATAGAACCAAAGCAACCAACGCAGCAATCACAAAAGCAAACGAAATTTACAATATGTTAAAGAAATGTTAAAATCTAACAAAATAGTAGATTATCTAAATAAAGGTTGTATATTTGTACAAGAGTTAAGGCTAACAACAAATAAAAATTAGAAATTATGGAACATTCATTTTACATCTGGAACACAAAAACTGACGAATCATTTGACACTAACGAAAACAGATTTTATTCTGCGTCTTGGGATGTTGAATTAGAAGAAAAAAGCTATTTAGAAACGGTTATAGCTAATGACCCTGAACGTTTCGAGAATTGCATAATCGTTGACAAAAACGCATAATGCCAAACACCAACCAACAAATCCTTAAAGACCTGATAGAACTATCAGGTCTATCGCAAAAGCAATTTGCCGAAAAACACGGAATCGAGTATAAGAAATTCAATCATTGGGTAACTGGTTACAGAAACGTTTCGTTACCAACTTTACAACTTTTAGCATTTGATTACGGGAAAAGTATTGTTTTTGAATATAAAATAAAAGACTACGTAGCAAACGAAATTTTTAACTTAAATAATAAATGATTATGGATAGACAGGATTATTGCAAAGAAGGTAATCATCTACCAGAATTCTTAAAGGATTTTCATGACCAAAAAAAATTATTTAAAATAATTCAACAATGGGCAGATGGTCAAAATGATTTTAACAAACTGCCAAATAGCTGGATAGATAATCAAATATTTACTATTGATTATTTCTTATGGTGTATGGCATTACACGGATACAAATTACAAAAGATTAAATCAAAAAAAGTTGAGTTTTTAGATGTTAAAATGATTAAAGAAAATTTATTGTAATTTCAAAATAATATCCATACCTTCGCTATTCATAATTACTAATAATTTTTACCGCTTTTGGTTGGGGTGTCCTTGGTTGAAAGCGGTTTTTTGAATTATATGGCATACTCACAAGAAAAAAAAGACGAATGTTTTGACTGGATAATTTCAGAAATGGAATCTGGTAAATCTTTGCGTTCAGCTTTAAATACAAACGGAATGCCAAGTAGTAAAACTTTTTATGAATGGCTTGAAGAAAAAGACGAGTTAGGTGTTTTAACAATTGACGCACAAGAAAAAGTAAAACGTTACGCGTGCGCGTGCGAGACCAGAGAATCAATATTGTTCGATGAAATACTTGAAATAGCCGACAAACAAGATTCTGATGTTTTTGAAAAAGATGGTATTGAATTTACAAATCACAACGTAATTCAAAGAAGCAAGTTGCAAATTGAAGCTCGCCAATGGGTATTAGGGAAATTAAATGCTCCTAAATACGGAAACAAAGTTCAAAACGAACATTCAGGAGAAATAAAAACTACAATAATTTCTTTAGGTAACGGAACTGATCCAAATGAAACTAATACCTAAACAAGAGAATGCCGTCTATTACTTAAAAGATAGCGAAACAAAAGAGTTGATTTACGGTGGTGCAGCCGGTGGTGGCAAATCAGCACTTGGTAATCTTTGGTTAATTGAACAGTGCCAAAAATACCCGGGTACTCGTTGGTTGATGGGTAGGTCAAAGTTGAAAGCATTAAAGGAAACAACACTAAACACTTTCTTTGAATTAGCATCACAATTAAAAATAACCGACCAATTTAACTACAACGGACAAGCTGGTATTATTTACTGGAAAAACGGATCTGAAATACTTCTAAAAGATTTGTATGCTTTTCCATCAGATCCAAATTTTGATAGTTTAGGTTCGTTAGAAATTACAGGGGCTTTTATAGATGAATGCAACCAAGTTACCTATAAAGCTTGGCAAATTGTAAAGTCTCGTATTCGTTATAAAATAAAAGAACTTGGAATAATGCCTAAAATGTTAGGTACTTGCAACCCGTCTAAAAACTGGGTTTATGCGCAATTTTATTTAAAAGACAAAAATAAATCAATTGACAAGGATAAGAAGTTTATTCAAGCTTTACCGAAAGACAACCCGCACTTACCAAAATCTTATTTAGAATCATTATTGTCTTTGGATGAAAACTCAAAACAAAGATTGTATTTTGGTAATTGGGAGTATGACAATGATCCTGCAAAACTTATAGACTACGAAAAGATACAAAATATATTCACTAATGATTTCGTCCCGTTTGGAGATTATTTTATAAGTGCTGATATTGCCCGTTTTGGTAGCGACAAAATGGTTATTAATGTTTGGTCTGGATTTAGAGTTGTTGAAATTTACACATTAACAAAATCAAGCGTTACCGAAACCGCAAAAGCTATCAAAGATTTAGCGACAAAATACAAAGTTCCTTTAACTAATATTATTGCTGATGAAGATGGAGTAGGTGGCGGTGTTGTAGATATTTTAGGTTGCAAAGGATTTGTAAACAATTCAAAACCTATGTTAGTTGAAAACCAAATAGTTCAATATCAAAACTTAAAAACACAATGTTATTTCAAATTAGCAGAAATGATACAGAATGGAGAAATATTTGTAAATTGCGAAGATGGCAATGTAATTGATGAAATGTCAAAAGAATTAGAGCAGGTAAAAAGGGATAAAATAGATAGTGATGGTAAATTACAATTATTATCAAAAGAAAAAGTTAAGGAATCAATAGGAAGGTCTCCTGATTATTCTGATGCTTTAATGATGCGTATGTATTTTTGCTTTAAACCCACTTTTTTCATTATGTAATAAATTTTTATATATCTTTGTTGTATGGCAAAAAATAAATTTCAATTAGCGTGGAGTGCGCTAACAGGTAACAAACAAGATAGAAACGCTTTTAATCAAGCTTTCTTTCAATTTATGGGTAACGGTTATGCCAAATATGACCAAAGCAATAAAACATATCTTGAAAAAGGATACAACGAAAACCCGACCGTTTTTGCTATTATAAATAAGCAAACGGTAAAGACTGTTTCTGTTCCTTACGCTATTAAAGAAATCGAAAACAAGCAATCTTATTCAAAACTACGTCAGTTAGATTTAGCTACTAAAGGTTTATTTTCTTTGCAACAACAAATTAAACGAAACTTACTTCAAACAAAAGCCTACAAAGACCAAGAAAAGCCTTTTCCATTAGAGCAACCAAATCCTAATCAAACATGGTCGGATGTTATTGGATTGTACAAAACTTACATTAAAATTACTGGTAATTACTATCAATACCACGTATCGACAACAGATGGCGAAAACAAAGGTATTCCTAAAATGGTTTATGTTTTGCCAAGTCATTTAATGCAGATTGTTTTAAAACCAAATGCTAATTTATTAATCGATGAAAATCCTATCGATTATTATATGTTAGTTGAGGGTAATCAATACATAAAATTTGGAGTCGATGAGGTTGTGCACGTGAAATATGTAAATCCAAACTACGATATGAACGGCTCTCATTTATACGGTCAATCTCCGTTAAGATCTGGTTTGCGAAATATAAATAGCCAAAACAGCGCAATTGATACAAATATAAAAATGCTCCAATCTGCTGGAGCTTATGGTTTTTTGTACGGCAAAGGCGAGCCATTAACACCTGAACAAGCGCAATCATTAAAAGATCGTTTAATCGAAATGGACAAAGATCCTGATAGACTAGGTAAAATTGGAGCTTCTAGTGTAGAGACAGGATTTCAAAGAATATCACTTACAACAGATGAATTAAAGCCTTTCGATTATCTTAACTGGGATCAAAAAACTATTTGCAACGTGCTTAATTTTCCAGATGAATTACTAAATGCTGATACTTCTGGAGCGATGGCTGGAAGCACGAATAACGATGCAAGAAAGCAGTTGATTACTGACGATATTCAGCCTGATTTAGTGCTATTGCAGTCGGCTTGGAATAAGTCGTTTATTCCTAAATTTAAAGGTTATGAGAATAGCGTTATTGAATGGGATGTTACGGAGTTGCCAGAAATGCAAACAGATATGAAGGAAATGGCAGAGGCATTAAATCTGATTCCTTTAAAGCCTAATGAAATTCGTACTGTATTTAAATGGGAAACTGTAGACCAAGACGGAATGGACGTAGTTTGGATTAATAGTGGAAAAGTAAGAATTGATGATGTTAGTGATGGGGTAATGAATGAAGCAAATTTATAATAGTTATGGGAATGATTTCAACTCCTAAATCGAATAGAAAACAAAGTAAACATAACAATATATTAGAGTATTTTAATATTGCTTTGTGTTTAGTGTTATTTGTAATAATTTTTTTATGGACTATAGACTAAATGAACTGGGAAAAACAACGAAATATTTATGATCGCAAAGCTTATAGAATAGTTCAGAATCATATATCAAAGATTTTGAAAAATATCCCGTACAACAATGCCACGCTATCTAATTACGAA